CTTGTATTCTTAACAGATGTAGAAGAAAGCGCTTCGTTTAGTCTAGTCGTCGCATCGAGAGCAGAGGTATTAATTCTTGATTTCACGACATTCAATTGAACGCCAGTGTGAAGTCTCCAATCAACAGTCCACATTCTCTGGACACTAGTAAGTAAAATTGAGAAGTTTAGATGTCGAGACAGTTCGGTAGTTTTGGTACACATCCGCGTCAATGCACCAAGCATTGCATTGAAAGCAGAACGTGTGACAACACTACTCTTCTCTGACTCATCCATCCAAATGTCAGTTAGTGAATTCCGAAGCAAGTCAAGTAGACCACTTCTTGCTGCCTTAACCATTTCCGGCGTACCGGCTCTTAAGGCAGAAAGCATAGTCATAACACGTTGAAGTTCGTATTGAGAAGCAAAGACGATTGGATGAGAAGAATTCATAACAGGTAACTTTGCAGATAGTTCCGAGATTTCCTTAGTTGTCAGACCCGAGCATAAACTTGCATCTATACCCGGCCTAGGATCGATAGTCTTGACACCTATGAGCCCAGCTATATTCATTGTACCTTTAAGAAGCTGATCCACCCTCTTTAACTGTTCACAAATAAGAGCAAAGGTATAAGCATCCTGGACATCCCTTTCCTCTAAGGCAAACCCAGGGAACCATTGTGATATCTGAAGATGAGAGACCTTTGTATCTAAAGACTCACGTAATCCTGTTACGGATAATGGAGAGGCATTCAGTAACAATAGGCCTTTCAAAGACTGAGTATCAACAATATTCGCAATAAAAGGCAAGAACTGAGAGCGAGTGATTGGCCATTCTCTAGCAGCCAACTCATTTTGTAAAGTTGAAGCCAGATGGCCAAATCTCGAAGCCTTAACTATCGTTTTCACTGGTAAGGCAGTTAATTCAAAAGAGCCAATGAACGTTCTCTTACATATCTCACCAGCAGAGGCACAGCTAGCGACAGGGATGAAAGATTTTCCTAAGTTAATCGGTACACCCAAAGCATTCATTTTCAGTTGGTATGCTTCAGCGACCTCGACATTCGAGATCGTGATATCATCACCAAGTAAAACATAATCACCAAAGTTTTCCATTCCAAGTGTCTTGGAGGCCGATTGTACTATCACATGATGAGTTAAACCCAACATTGGGAAAGAACTTCTAGCCCCCATTGGTTGTCCACATGCATAACGGATAGGATCAGGAGAAAGGTCCTTATTTACGAAATCCCTCGCTGAGATTACACCAACCCAAGCATTCGCCAATTTCTCATTTCCGAGAAGGTAGGTTAGAATCTTACCTTGGAGCAAGACAGGAAGACGATCTGTAGCAGCTGTAAGATCAAAGGAATGAACAGGTCGTTCTGGATTCGCAACCCAGAGACGGACTTGGTCTATGATCTTTTCTTGGTCAAAAGTACCATCCTGCTCGAGACGAGCAAGAAAGAAAGCAATTGTGTCATGAAGAGGAGATAGAGCATCTGAGTCCAGTAATCAACAATAGCCACTATTCTTGTCTTACCGCCCCATTCTTCTATACAATGGAGTCGACCAGTGACAGGCTTGCCACCGATTGGTTTAGACAGAGTATCTGGCACTGCGACTACCGAATCCATGGCCGCAAGTAAGAAATGGAGACTAGACAGATCCGCAAAAGTACGGAAGTGTGTAGCCAGTACAGGATCTGCCTTAATCGCCATAGCATCAAGGTTAGCAGACCATGTAGCCTGGCCATTTGGACCAGCCGAGGTCATTATCCTAGGCTCGAAATTCGAACATCGCCGAGCATACTCCTTCTGAAAAGCTTCAGGAGTAATACGAAGGGCAGAGCAAGCTGATTCTATATGATCGATCGAGGCAGAAGCCTTACTATCCAGAGATTTTGTAATCGTAGAAATCTGTGGTTTCACAGGTAATATGATCACTCTATGACCGGAGAACATTGCGTATATACACTGAACCATCCGAACTTTATCTTCTCTCGTTAGACCCGAATCGAGCCAGAAAGTCTGATAAAGAAGGAGAATTTCATTTATGTAAAGAGGAGCATTAGTCTGTGGATCCCAAAAGTTCGGATCTGAATCCTCAACCTGAAGTATGTTCCC